CTCCTATTAGGCTTGAGTTACGCCAAGAGCACCAGTGCGTGTTGCATTGGGGCCAGTTGCAATACCAGGCAATGCAATCACAACGACCAAACGTTTTACACCGTTTGATGCCGTAGAAGGCACATAAGTACCGCGCACATCACCAGTTGTTGATGTTGCAGGTGTGGTCAAATCTGCTACTGTAAATGCGCTATTGCCACCTGTGTCATTGGCTAGAGTGTTATTCCAACCCACACGAACAATGTAGCCTGCGTCAAATACACGCAAAGGTAAACCTAAAATATCTGTTGTACCAACAGTAATTGCCACTGGCAAAGAACCGTTAATTGCAATGCTAGATATTTGGTAGAAAGCTTTCTTGCCAGAAACATTAGCAACAGCAGAAGATGTTGTACCTGTAGCAATCACTTCAGACATTGCTTGTCCGTAATAATCGTATCCAGACACTGTCAAGTTACGGCTAGTGGAAATAGTTCCAGAAGCTGTAGTCAACTGAACTGCACGGGGTGTGTCCAATTGAATGACTGTTGTACCATCATTGCGAAGGAATGACTTGGCATTAGTACCAGCGGTCAGCGTCAAGTTGCCTGAAGCAGCAGGGGTTTGTGACGCAGCAATGTTGCTTGTGTTTAATGTTTGAGGAATTACATCCCAGACATACTCACGACCCAAGGGGCCAACACCAACTTCCATTGGAGATGGGTCTTGCAAGCCATAGTTGCCTGAAGCGTAAATTGTGATTGAACCAGTTGCTGATGATGAAGCACTTAGCGTGTAAGTACCTGTTCCACCCGCACCAGTTACAAAAGCAGTAATGTAAGAGTTGGCTGTAATGCCAGTTCCGTTTACATACTGTCCAAGGGTGAGCGAGTCACCAGAGTTCATTGCGGTTACTGTCATTGTGGTTCCAGTTACGGAACCAGTGATAACAGCTTCACTGTTGGTTACATTGGTACCAATGTAGCCTTGGGCTGTACCCAAAAATAGATCATCTGAAAATTGAGGCATTTTTTTCTCCTTGTGGCTTGAACCACTCAGGGTTTAAAAAAAGGGGTGGAAACAACTCCACCCCACTTTGATTAGACTCCAGGTGTACCGTAGGCACAACGGGGATCTGTAAAGCCAACGTCGTAACGCTCTGTGGCTTTGTAGCGCATAGAGTCAGTTTCAAAGTCGCCTTCCATGGTCTTCTCTAGACGTCTGCGCATCAAAAGCTTGAAGCCTTCGGGAGCATCAGTCTGAACCCACCATGCTGTAGATGAAGTCAAACGTGACAACACTGCGGCACCCTCGTCAAGCAAACCGATAGATTTGATTGGGTTGATGTCGTTGTTGGCGTTGCCTGTACGTAGGACAGATTTCAACAATACTTCAGCTTGGAAGATATTGCCTGGAGCCACAATCAATTGACGTGGTACCAAACGAATACGCTTACCGTTGTTGTCAACTGCTTGGCGGATTTGAATCAACATCTGTTCGAGAGATGTTTGAGACAAAACAGCGGCTGTGGCCAACTGGTTGCTGAATGTGCCGTTAACGATGGGGTGTGCTGTGCTGATCAAAGACACACCATCACCGCCAGGGTAGGCGCTATTGAAAGCTGTGTTCAACACGTTAGCTGACAACAACTCTTTGGTCTCAACCAAAGATTGTGCCAAGTGGCGTGCGTACACTTGACCGATACGGATGTGGTCGCCATCTTCCACCAACACTTTTGTCAAAGCGAAGGCTAGGCCATACACTTTGTACAAATAGCGCTTGAGGAATAACACACCACCCTGTTGATAGGTCACTGGAGTGCCATCAGGGAGTTGGGGTGCTGCGCCAAATCCATATAGGACGGGCTCTTCGTGGTAGTTACGGGGAATGCCGTCTTCTTCGCGGAACACTCGGCTCCACTCGTCGGCACGTTGGTCATAGACTCCGTCAAAACACTCGTTAAGAATTGGCTCAACGATGGATCTAAAGTCCGTACTTCGCATTGGTGCTGCCATTGCAATACTCCTTTATTAAACGACTGCAGTAGTAGCAGCAACAAATTGAACATATGGCAACGTTACACGAACAATCGTGTATGCATCACCCCAAGCGTTGTCCACATAGGGAGCGAGATCAACGACACGCATTTGACCTTGAGCACCGTTAGCTTGGTTAGAAGCTGATGCCAAAGTTGCTTGCGACAAACCAGTGGTTGTTGAACCAGCGGTAATGTTGCTGAAGTTGTACTCGTCGCCAATAGACGTTTGAGCCATTGAACCATCTGCTTGAATTTCATAAACGATTTTTTCGTCGTTGTAGAAGTAAGCAACGCAAGTTCCTGCTGTGTAAGCAGTGCTTGCTGGCCAATAGTTAGAAATACGTGCACGACCAGTTGTATCTGTCCACTGTACGCCTGCGAATGCACCAGCGACTTGGTAGCCTGATGATGCTGCGCTATTGCCAGGGGTGGCAGAAGGAACGATTGTGCCGTTAGCAATTCCTGACAAGCTTGTGGCTGTCAAGACTGCGGCTGTCACATAAGAAACTGGTTGTCCTTTTAAAATGTTTACGGACAAACCAGATTGAATACCGCCAGCAAGCGCCTGAGCGCGATCCAGACCAGAGGGGTGGAACGCAGGGCGCAAGCCAAACGGAGCATTAGTTGCTGACATAGTCAAACTCCTTTAGGTTAACCCGAAAATACGGGTGTTTTGCTTGGTTGCTGTTCAATTCCGCCAATACCTTCACCCTCAACATTTACAAGCGACTTTCCGTTGCTATCACGTTGGCCTTGGAGACTCTCAATTTGTACACGAATCTTGTCAGCTTCTTCACGAGGTTTGTCGTGATGCTGATAGGTCATGACCTCTTGGAAAATATCCATGGGCAATTTGAAAAGCAACATCTCGTTGCACGATATGTAACCTACGTACTCACCCGATTTAATTTTGTAATCTTCATAGCCTGGTAACTCTTCCGACTTAACGGGTACGTACCCAAGGCGAATCCGCTTATCAATTGAATCGTAGCTGTTGGTTGTTGAAAGCCAGCAAAGGTGCCACCCATCTACGTTGGGTAGTTTTGGCAGTGCTGATTGCGTCCACTCCTCGCTCCACATTTTTTTACGTTCCTGCGTAGAAATGAACTTATCTTCAGGTGCTTTGTGGGATGCTTCCCCGTTATCACGGTCTTGGCGACCACTTGCATTCAAAGATTTTTTTAGACGTGATTCCATGTTTTACTCCAAGTATTAGTTACGGTTTTTATTCTGACGGTCAAACTTGATGAAATTTTCAATCATCTTCGCTTTGCGCACAGGGTTCTCCCATGCACCAGCTTCCTTCATAGCACTCACTCTTTCTGGGGTGAGGATGAACTGGGTACGGTTTGTACCCCCATAAGCTGCAGATGCCTCGCGTCCTGAACTTCCCACAACATTCCTCGGTCTTCGAACAGTGGAATTACTGTCTGTGGTTTCATTATAACGATGTGGTAGAGATTTTTGCAAGCGACTATCGAGTTCATCCCAATAATCTGGATCTTTTGGATCCCAACCCTCTTCAACTAGCATTTCAGACGCCTTCAAAGTGACTTTACTGTCTCTATCTGTGCCGTCTACTTTATACCAACTGTGCTTATTGATCCATTGAGCAGCGTTTCTCTGCGTCTCTGGGTCAGGCAACCTGATGTTGTCAAGATTTTGTTGCTGTGGGGCTTGTGTTGCCTGTCTTTTTATTTGATTGAGTTGGCTTAGGTTGACTTTTGCCTCATCTAAAAGGTCTTGAGCCTCCACCATGGCTTGTCCATCATTGGAACTAACCGCCTCAGCCATCTTCATCTTGGCATATTCCAAGCGAACTTGGGTGTCCTCGATGTTTTTGTCGATCCGCATGACGTCTGACTGGCGTGTTCTGCTCTCCACCTCTGTCAAACGACGCTTAAACTCCTCATTTTCACGTTGGAGTTGTTGCAAACGAAGGTCTTTTTCCTCGTTTGTCTTGCGAATCAGGTCTTTTTTGGCTCTGCGACGGTTTCTTTTAGCGTCTCTGAGCGCTTGGTCATCGTCTGGATGGTCAGCGTCCTCATCTTCAACTGTTCCACCCTCTTTTTTCTCAGGTGGAGTTGTTGCCACATCATTTAATTGATCATCTTCGTCATTTGTGAGCAAGTTTTCGTCTAATTCAACGACAGCAGAGCCGTCTTGCGCCTCTTCTATCTTTAAATCTGGTGTTTTTTTATCTTCTGCCATGATATTTTCCCTTATACGTATGTTTTGAACGACAACGGATCATCTGTGATGGCCGAAATCAGTTCGTGGTCGTTGATAGTCATGAACAAAACAGGATCTTCACCGTCTTCAGTAGGAACTTTGCGTTCCCAACGGTCTCCACCCCACCTTGGAACTCTTACAAAGTCGCCAAGCTCAGCCCATGAGCCTTCAGCCCACGGTTGCATGGTGTCTCTGTTCTTGAACGCCAATGGGCCAATAGCCACGACCTTACCGATCATGTTGTTCCACTTTTCGTTCTCTTTGGTTTCATCAACAATGATGATCATTCCAGACTTCTTTTTTATTCGTCGAAGTTGGACGATCACTCGACCACCAAAAGGGCGTTGCCCTGGGTTTACGTCTGGGAATGCCCATGCTAAATCTTCTGCATTGGGCGTACCTTGGCTTCCCTCAATCGTAGGGATCTTCTCTTTCTCACTCATACTAACTCCTAAAAAACACCATATCTCAGGTGCATCGTTAAAGCGCTTTTCAGCGCGGCCTCAGTCGCGGAGTGCGACCTATTCTCTTCCTTCTTCTTCTTCAGCCATGCGGTCAAATGAGTTCATGACGTATTGCAGTCCCTGATACTCACCGACCATGCGCTGATAAGCCTCCCAAGTGGTTGCGTTCCCGAAGGCAAGAGACGCAGCTAACTCGGCTTGGCGAAGTTTGATCACGTGGATCAATTGTTCAATCATTTTTTCTTAGACAAAGGGGAAGCAGTTTTCTTACCGCCATCCTTCATGCTTTGTCCGTTCACAGGGGCGCCTTGAGCCAAGCGCTTGTGTTGGGGTACGTTGATGCTCTTTTGTTCTTGATCAGATGTTGCCATTTGGGGCTCCTTGGGGTTGTGGCGTTGGCGCCTGTGGTTGTGCCATGGGTTGTCCCATAGGCGGTTGCATCTCAGGCGGTTGTGCCTGAGCTATGTTTTGGATTGTCTCATGCGTTAGCTTGGCGTTTTCAATGGCAATTTTTGTTTGATTGTCCATTTGCGATTTTTGCATATCCGCTTGCAACTTGGCTTGCTCATACTGAGATTTGGCTTGATCAGCCTGTGTCTTGCGTTGTGTCTCAGCCATGCTTGTCTCTTTAACGACTTGCTCGGCTGGGGGTAGATTACCCTGAGCTGCTTGAGCGCGTTGTGATGCCACTTGTATAAGCTGTTGGAAGGCAGGTACAAACGCTTTAAACACGTCTTTGGTATCCAACTCCACATGTGCGCCAACGGTCGTGTATAGCTTGTCTATGGTAGCTGTGAGGCTAGGATCATCATAGTTGTTGATTGGCTTGCCACCTTGCGACTGTGCCACATATGCATTACTGCGGTTCAAGTACCACAATGTCATGTGTTGCTTGATGTGTTCAATCAAGTTGTTAATGTAGTTGGGGTCAGCAAACGGTGACTGACCAAAGAATGGATTCAATCCAAATTGCAAGTGATCTTGGATGTGTGCAATATGGTCTTGTTGCATGTAAGCGTATGAAGGCTGTCCAAGCAACATGGCTGCGTTCTCATCCGCAGAAGTCCTTTGCTCAGGCGCTGGCACATCCTTCATCAACTCATTAACATTAGGCACCTTCAACTGCTTGAGGAACCTTGAAAGCACTTGTGTCATGTTGAATTGATCTGGGTGTTTTTCAGCCAAGGCCAACACAGCTTGGTTCTGAGCCATCCGTTGGGTCTCAGAGAAGATGTGAGGATCAGATACAGGAACAACGTCTGTATTGCGTGAAAAATCTTCGCGTTCAATCTCTAAATCGGCAACAACTTCAGACTTGCGCATCTCATCAAAGTGCCAACGGTTCAGTCTGCAAAGGATCTTTAGTACCCTTGCTTGTGACTCGTGCATCCTTGCGTGGATGGCAGAAAAGACTGCTGCGCCTTGCTCAATCAACGCCTGAGTTGTACCCACAGGGGCTTGTGCATTGACGTCAGCGATCTTTTCTTCACTGGTGCTGACTACCCCCTTAGCTGCGGTGTCAAGCCATCCTAGAAGCTCAAATAGCACTGCGCTAGGTGGGTTGAACGGCATGGGCATGGCTATTGAACGGATGTCATTAACTCCAGGTGCTCCCTCAATTTCAACAATTTGAGTGATGTCAACTTGTTGGGATTGGCCACTAATCTTAGCCCCCTTGAGCTTGAGCATGGTGGCTGCGTTGTTGATGTGAGCAGAGTCCAGAAGCGCTCTAAGTGATCCAGTAAGGGCAG